AGGTAGATGAAAATACTCCGGAAGCTACTGGATCAAACTTCCAAGTACGGAAAGAACCTTGCGCTGGAGTAGTATTTATATTAGCCGTATGGTTATGGGGCTTATTCTGATCTTTAAAGAAAGGAATTAAAAATGATAAAATTTAGAATATTTAAACAAAGATTGAGTTATTATGGAGATTCTGAAGTTGTTGCAGATAGTAAGGGTTATTTAACATTTACACTTGAAACCTCTGAAGATTGGGCTAATTATGTAGGTAAGACAGTACAATTTACCAAGAATGGAAAAACTTACAATGTAACCAACATTTCAGATGGCGTAGAATATCCAGTACCGTGGGAAGTTTTAGTTGGTGCAGGAATAATGCAGGTAAATGCTTTTGCCGTATCTATGGATAACAAAAGAGCAACAACTAATGAAATCGATATAGAAATTATTGATAGTGGGTTTAATGAGGATAGTCTACTTCCTGAAGATCCTACTCCGGATATATTTGAACAATATGTTCAACAAGTTCAGGAAAATGCAGATAAAGCTGTTAAAGCGGCTGATGAAGCTAAAAAGGCACAAGAAGCCTCCCAAAATATTAAAAATCAGATTGATGTAATTTATCAAAATGTTAAAGATGTTAAATCAGATATAGAAGATTTACTTCATCAAGTTCAGGAATCAACAAATACAGCTTATCAATATGCAGAAGCGGCTAAAACTTCTGCAGAGGCGGCTAGTAAGTCAGAAACAGAAGCTGGACGTTATGCTGGTGAATCTAAAATATATTCACAAAATGCTAAACAATCTGAAACAAATGCTAAACAATCTGAAACAAATGCTAAATTGTCAGAGGAAAATTCGAAGTTAAATGCAGATAAAACACAAGCTAATACAGAAATAGTATTAAGCACCAAAGAAAGTATTGATACTATTTATGCCGATATTCAAACAAGACATGAAAATATTCAAGAAATTGAAAAAGATCTTACGAATAAAGCTGAAAATGTAAATATGCAATATTTGCAAATTCAGGAATGGTATAATGGATTTTTACAAGCCGCATCTTATTTGATTTTTACAGATGAAGTTAGCGAAGATTTATGGGCTTTAGAAGAAGATGATTATGTATTAACTTTAGAAACTTCAGGAAAAGCTATATTAAATATTCAAATATTAGAAAATGGTTTGTATACAAGAACTCCTTTTGTTGATATGGAATTTCCAAATGATTTAAGTGTTAAGCTTCGTTCTATTGTTCCCTTTGCTGGAAGGTTGTGCCTTTACGATTTAATGAAAGGTAGTGAAATTAATGTTTGAGCATATAACTAAAGTTTTGACTGGATTAAAATTGATAAAATTTATTAATTCTTTAATTGATTTAATAAATAGTCATTTATCTAATTATAATAATCCGCATAAAGTAACAGCCGAACAGTTAGGTTTATCCAATGCTTATAAATACAAAGGAAGTGTTCCAACTTATCAAGATTTACCTTCTACAGCAGAAAGTGGAGATGTATATAATGTTGTGAAAGGTGATAAAGAAATAGGTGTTGCAGATGGAGCAAATTTCGCTTGGAATGGTTCAGAATGGGATAATCTTGGCGGGCTATTAACCGGAACAGGTGCAATTAGAGTTGAATTTATGGTTATAAGCTGGCAAGAGGACACATCTACAGGTTTGTATAAACTACCATTAAATATTTTTGAACAAGTGGATAGTGTTGGTGTTTTAAGCGTAGAAGCCATTGAAAATGGTCAAAGGCATAGTGTGTTGTTAGATACGATTGGAAATGATTTAATTTCTATGAATGCTTTTGACGGCGCAATTTATTATACTACGTTCAGGGAGGTTTCCTAATGCAAAAAATTGATAAGCAGCAAAATGTTACAGTGCAGAATATTCTTCGTTGTTTAAATGAATTAAATGAGGAATTATCACAAGAGCCAGAAGTTCGTTATGTTGGGCATACGGTCGGAGATATTTATCCTATCAGTTATACAGAACTTGAAGAAGGTCAAATCATATTAAGTGGTCAATTGGTTAGTCGTCAAGTATATCAAGTTCTTTGGAATTGGGTAGAAAAGCATCCTAGCTTACTAAAAACAGAGCAAGAATGGAATGAATATTTTAATAATACGAATGGACTATGTTGCCCTTATTTCAGCTATGGGACAAATGATACTAATTTTAGACTTCCAAATTATTCTGGAGTATTTATTAGAGCCGATTCTGATATAACTAAAATTAATCAATTTAGTGAAGATACACAAAGAAATATTCTTGGACAATTTGCAACTTTTCGAACAAGTTGGGAGGATGGTACTGGAGAATTACTTTTTAATGCAAATGGGGCTTTTAAAAAAATAGAATCTGGTAATAATATGGACAGTATTCATCAGGATTCCTCAGACAGACAACGGCAAATTGTAGATTTTGATGCCTCTCGTTCAGTAGGAGCAGAACACACTGGCGAAGAAGTAAAACCTAAATCTATTAATCAAGTATGGGTTATTCAAGCCATAGGAGTAATAACAAACGCCTCTAATTTGGATATTAGTCAATTAGAAGAAGCAATTCAACAATTAACTAATTATAGTAATTATGAAGTTGCCTGCATTAAAAATAATCCAAATTATTATAATCGTGATGAATTATTTACTACAAACAAAACAACAGTAACAATTCCGAAAGATTTAAAAATCAATATTAATGGAAATTGTTATATTAGTACAATTAATAAATCTTTACAATTATCTACAGTAGATACTCCAGCTAATTTAGCGGGTAAAGATGTTTATATTTATGCTTGTGAACCAACTTCCGGAACAGAGCCTATTTTCGTATTATCTTTAAATAGTACAGTTCCAACAGGTTACACAGCTAATAATAGCCGTAAAATAGGCGGTTTTCATTGTTTATGTAAAGATGTTGGAGTTATAGAAGGGCATACGTTATCTGGATATGTTACTGGAGATATATTACCAGCAACAAGATGGGATTTACTACATAGACCAAAAGGAGAACCTGAAGGATTTGCTTATGAAGAATTAACAGATTGTTGGATTGCGATTTATCTGCCAAGTTGGGACGGAACTAAATTAGTCAGTGTTTATAATGGAGTTATTGCTGATGGAGCTTCGACTAAAAAATGGCATGGTGAAGCCTTTTATGAGCAATTTGCAAAACAAGGAATGCGTTTAGTTTGGCGACACGAATTTCAAATGGGAGCAAAAGGTTCTAATGAACAAACAACTATTCAAGGTTCTTCTGATCCTAATACTACAGGTGGGCATGTAGATACGCGAAGAAGAAGAATGATTAGTAATATAGGATTAGAAGATTGTTGCGGTGTATTATGGCAACTTGCAATGGATTTAGGCTTTGCAGGCGGGTCTGGTTGGACAAATTCTGTTTATAACTCTTCTGTAGACGATAGAAGTTATGGACAAACATACGGAACACTTTATCGCTTGCTGTTGGGCGCTAGCTGGCTTCACGGCGGTTATTCGGGTTCGCGTTCTGCTGATTGCAATTCTTCGTCGGCTAATGTGTATGTCAATTGCTCTGCGCGCGGCGCGTCGGAGCCGAAAACGGTTAAAGGATTAAACTAAATAACGATTGAACGAAATATTGGTAAATCGGAGAAAACGTGGCTAGTACATTTGTACTAGCCAATACCGAATTTTTAGTGTATAATATAAATAGGTAGATATGCTATTAGTCTTTGGCTTCGTACTTGCTATTGGGCGCTAACTGGAATAACAGCGGTTATTCAGGTTCACGTTCTGCTAATTGCAATAATTCGTCGGCTAATGTGAATGTCAATAACTCTGCACGCAGCACGTCGGATACGTGGGGAAAAATAAGAGGCGCGTCTTACCCCATGGCTGAGCATATTTACCTTGCAGTTTTGCAAAATACAAGAAGGGGGAAAGCAGTGGTTAGTAGTCAAAAACGAAAATCACTGTTTTCAATTTTTTAAATGAAAAGACATAGAGATCTGTGGAATAAAATCATTGATAAGGATAATTTATTATTAGCTTTTAAAAAAGCAAAACGCCATAAAAGTTGGCAACAAAAGGTTATCAAAGTTGAACAAAATCTAGAGGAAATGATTGAAAAATTAAGAGAATCTTTAATAAATGGTACATATAAAACATCTGGATATCGACAGAAGAAAATTTATGAACCAAAAGAAAGAACTATTTATATTTTACCTTTTTACCCGGACAGAATAGTTCATCATGCAATAATGAATATTTTAGAGCCAATATGGGATAAATTATTTATTTCACATAGCTATGCTTGTAGAAAAAATAAAGGTCAACATAAAGGCAGTATTAAATGTATGGAGTATGTTCGCAAAAATAGATTTTGTCTAAAATGTGACATAAGTAAATTTTATCCTTCTATTAATCATGAAATTCTAAAAAGAATTATAAGAAAGAAAATCAAATGCAAAAGAACCATAAAATTATTAGATGAAATAATTGATAGTATAGACAGTCCAACAA